GCAAAGTCCAGCGTCTCCTCCATCGGATCGCCGTAGTTGATGGTTGGTAGCCGCTCCTCCACGGTGTTGGCCTGCATATAGCGGGTTTCCCACGCAAAGGGCAATCCAGGCGTTCCACTGACGCAGATGCAATCGTGCGCCACCGTCTCCACCCAGATGTCACCCTGCCCGTATTTCGTCAAAAACACGGTAGGGGAATGGGAGGGATTCACCGTCTCGGCAAAGGCGGGGTCGAGGCAGATATAGCAGGTGCCGGATTCGTCCAGCTTTCCTGTGCCGTAGTCGGCAAATGTGGCAAGCGGCGTCTCAAAGGCCGATAGGCAGCGCTGGCCAAAGTGGGCTGTGCCGATTACACGGTTTTTCGTGCCGCTGACGCTCAAATCGCCTGAGACGCTCATGTTTGGAACGCTAAAATAGCCGCCGCTGGTAAACTGTGCCAGCTTGCTCCCGGCTTTGAGCTGCACCCATGTTGCGCCGTAGACTCTGGCCACGCTGCTGCTGGATGCGGAAAAATCGCCTGTTCCGCTGCCGATTTCCAGCGCCGTGCCACCGAGGGAGCAAGAACTGATCTTGCCGCCAGAGCACGTGCCCACATAAGTGCCGCCCGTTTTGTTGGATAGCGTTCCGCCGGAGATAGTGCCGACGTAAGTCCCTCCGGTGGAGCTGCCCAGAGTTCCACCGTTGATTTTCGGGCTGCTATATGTGCCGCCCGAGACTGTGCCAGCGGAACCGGAAAAACTGGAGCCGGTTATCGTCGAGTTGCCGATGGTAACAGAGTCAAACGAGCCGCTGGTGGCTTTTACCTCGCCGGTGAATGAGCCGCTGGTGGCCGTGATTTTGCCGGTAATGTCAGCGTTTTTGGCATACACCTTGCCATTGCGCAGGATTTGGAAGGTGTCTACGCCGTCCACGGAACAGTGAAACACTCTGCTGGTATTGCCATCGTTTGCGTAGTTGGCAAGGACAACCGTATAGGCCTTTCCATCTGCAGCCGTGTGAGACTGGGAGATAGTAGTTGCGCCAATGACCCAGTTGCCAACGGTTCCCGCAATGGCATTGATACCGGATGCGTCCCACTTGCCCACCAAAGCACCAGAGGCATTGTAGATTTTTAGCACGCCGTTGCCGTTGCTGGCTCCGCCGAGGGACAGCGTGCCGCCTTTGATGCGGTTGGCCTGCATAGTGCCGGAGGTAATGTAGTCCGCCACAATGGCACCGCTTTGGGTGATTGCCGTCCCATAAGGGCCGTTGTAACCGCTCTTACTGTACCCCAACCCGGCCTTATTCCACCGCCATACCTTAACCGCAGTCTCAATGTCCGGCGTGTCCATGATCAGGATTTCGTAAGGCTTTCCGGCGGCGTCGGTACGGAGGACAACATAGCCTCCGGACTCGCCTGTGATCAGTGCGGTTGCCTCGTCCACCGCCGTCTGCACCACGCTTTTGGTCTGGGACGGGATGTCGGCGATCTGCTGTGCCTGGGACACTATCGTCTTTGCGATGCTGCCCCGTGCGTCTCCCAGGTCAACTCTGTCATACCGATCCATAAGGCAATCGTATACTGTGCATACCACCTTAGCGGTTGCGCTGACGCCGAGCGCCGGGAACTCCACGTTTACGGTATCGCAGAGTTCCACCCGCTCCAGCAAGGCGAGATCTTTGTATTCCTCCGTCTGCTCCAGTTGCACGAAGGAGACGCTGAGAGACACCTTCGGCGTCCCAATGGCGTTTGCTGCCATGTAGTTGCTGGCCTTGCTCCGCAGTTGGGCCGCAGACGGAGCCGTCTGCCACTCCTGGGAGAGATCGAGAGATAGGATGCGAGTAAAGTCGTAATTGCCCGAGGCGTTGATGGTTTTTTCCGGCAACTGCACAAGTGTTCCGTCAGAGCCAATCCAATAGGGATAGGTGCCCGTGTAGACGCTGGCGCAGTTCTGCTCCTGCTCAATGTTGGTCAGGTTTTTGCCGTACCGGATCGAGACGCCACGATTCTGCCCCCGCTGCGCGTACAGGAGCACGGTCCAGCGGTCAAACTTGTACTCTCCGCCATACACGTCAAGGGCAGACCCTCGCACCCCGCCCAACAGCGCACGAGCAGAAGCGGGAGCCGTCACGGTCATCGTCCCAGATGTCGTCTTATCCGTCCAAAACGTAAACGGGCAGGTAACGGCGGCATTTGCCTCCAGCGCATCCATTGCGGATGCGGCGGATGTCGCCGTAAATGGCGAGACCGGTATACCGGACAGGTCATAGCTGATATGCTCTGCATACACCGTCACAATGCCGCTGAGCGGACTTGTGATCCTGTAGACGCGGAATGGCTGCGGATCATCTACCGGATTAGGCTTGGCAAGGATGATCGATCGCTGGAAAATGTCCGAGAAATGGATACCGTCAACCGGATAGCGCATCTCCAACTCATATGCGCCGTTGCGCTCCTCCGTCACAACACACGAGAGCGCATCCGACAGCACGCCAATCCCGTTGTTGGTGTATGTTGTCGCAGTACTGCTATACAGGATTGGATAGCTCACAGCACCCACCACCTCGGCACGATGTCTATTCCCGTGATTCCTCCGTTCCAGCCGATAGCGCTGTTGCCGGGCGAGAGGGAAGGGAAGACGGGAGCGTAGATGTTGGCGTTTTGGTTGATCGTACCCTTGTAGGCATTTTGCGTCTCGCAGTCCAATGTCAGGCTGTCGGTCAGCGCCTTTACCTGCACCGGATAGTCTCCAACCCAGAGCGTTCCCGCCCCGGAACCGTAGACGGTAATGAGGGGCAGGGCCATAAAGCCGGGATTGTGGAGGATGGAGCCGGACTTTGCGATGGAGATGAGCCGTTCGCCGCTCTTAAGGTACTTTTGGGGCTTGCAGTCAAAAGCGAGCCGCCCTCGGCCATGAGTATCAAAAAAACTGGACATCTCCACGGGACCGGAAAATGCCGCCATGCGGTAGATATCCGGATCATAGTTGTCCTCCAACCGGCGGTAGCCACTGCCGCCCATTAGCCAACCGGCGACGGCACGAACCGCCGTCGGGAGGTTAGATGGTGCAGCGTGGATATACACCGAGTATGCGCGGGTGACATTGCGATAGGAGCCCGTGTCACGGATGAGCTCACCGTTTCTGCCGGGGACTGTGATTTTTTCAAAAATCTTCTCCGCAGCGGTACTGTCCGGATACGCCTCGATCTCAATGCCGTATGCACTGGACACTTTGCCGTTATAGTTGAAATAGCCTCGTCCTCTCATGCAAACACCCTCTCCCTACGCTCATACAGATTTTCCAGTTTCCACATTACGTCGTCCGCAATAGCGTTCTCGTCCTGCCCCTGTGCAGCGTTGACTACAATGGTCACTCCGCCCATGTTGACGCCGGTCGACAGCGTGTCCGCGCCGCCTGTCAGGTTGACATTGACGCCACCCGACATCTGATCGATAAGATCGGCGTGGCGCAATGCCGATGCATCCATGCTCTGCGCCATGGCGTCCGCGTAGTTGGGCATGGCGTCCAGCACATTCTCAGACATTTCCTCTGCTGCGGCAACAGCGTCATCGCCGTACCGATCAATAGAGTCGGAGAGACCGGTTACGAGCATTTGTCCAATCCACGCCATCTCACGGGACGGGCTATGGATGCCGAAGAAGTCGCAGATGCCGTCCCAGATGCCGGAAATCCAGCCTGAAACGTTGTCCCACAGCCACTGTGCGAGGCTTGTGATACCCTCCCACAGTCCACGGACAATGTTTTCACCAATTTCGCCAAAGGAGTCCATGTACTCGTTGAAACCGTCGATGATGCCGAGTGCAATCTCTATCACCGCTTTGCCGATTTCGATCAGAATGGTGCTCAAGCCATCAACCAGGGATGTGAATAGCTTAATGCCCGTTTCGGCAATGTTCCCGTTGTTGCCGGCAAGCGTGCTGACAATGCTGGAGATAATTTTGGGAATAGATTGCACGATGGTTAGGATGATCTTTGGAAGGTTCTGGATCAGCGACGTAAGGAGGCGGATTCCTGCGTCTACGATTGCCGGAATGTTATTCATAAGGGCGGTGATGATACCCTCGATGATTTCCGGAATAGCGTCTACAATCGCCTCGATGATCTCCGGCAGAGCGTCCACGAGAGAGGTCAAAAGCTGGATTCCGGCGTCAATGATCTCCGGGATGGAGCCGAGGTAGAAATCTACAATAGCGGTGATAATCTCCGGTAGAGCGTCAATTAGTATCGGAATTGCGTCGAGTATACCCTGCGCCAGTCCCGTGATCAGTTGGAGTTCAGCGTCCAGCCACTGCGGGAGAGTATCGATGAGGGTTTGCACAATTTGGGTCACAACAAGGACGATTTGCGGTATCAGCGTCGGAACCGCTTCGGCAATGCCCTGAGCCAGCGAGATGAGAATCTGCATGCCTGCGTTGATGATCTCCGGCAGGAGCAATGCGAGCGTGTTTATCAGATCTATCACGACGGCGGTAACAACGGGGAGCAGCTGCGGTATCGCATCAATAATGCCCTGCGCCAGCGCTTGGATAATCGACGGAGCGTTTTCCAGGATTGCCTCCGCAATCGTAGTGATTATGCTTACTGCCTCCGGTATCATGCCGGTTACAGTCTCGATAACAGACTCTACTCCAGCCTTGATTTCCTCGCCTGCATTCTCGTTTCCCGAAACCAGATCGGAAAAACCATCCATGATCTGCGTAATGCCGGGGAGCAGTTCGCCAACCATGCTGTTTTTTACACCGCCTATAGTGCCTTGCAACTTGCTGAGGCTGTCCTCAAAGGCGGCAGATGCACTGACCGCATCGTCGCTCATGACCATGCCGTAATCCTGCGCCTCTTGCTTGAGCGCCTCCGTATCTTCGGCTGTCATGTTGAGCACTGCCGCCATGTCCGTAGCAGATCGCCCGAGCAGATCTGTTGCGGCGGATGTTCTTTCCGCGCCAGACTCCATATCCTGCAGCGCCGCAATCACAATGGACAGCTGCTCATCTTGGCTTTTCCCGTTCAGGTCGTCAACGGAAAGACCGACTGCCGCCAGTTTATCCGCAGCAGAAGCAGAACCGTTTCCTGCATCGGCAATGACGGAGGACAGTGTTTTCATCCCAGATTGGAGGTTGTTGACGTCTGTTCCGCAGCGTTCAAACACATAACCCCATTCCTGATAGGACTCTGCACTGATGCCGATTTTCTGCGACATCTTGTCAATCTCGTCCCCAGCTTCAGCGGTTGCGTTTGCCATGTCCCAGATCTCTTTTCCGGCTGCAACGGCCGCCGCTCCGATTGCAACAGCAGCCGCAGCAATTGCCTTGCCTACCTCTGCGACCGTACCGGCGACATCCGAAAACTTTTCCTTGGCGTCCTCCGTCTGCTCTGCGGCTTTTTCCGTCTCGTCGCCGTAGTCGCCCATGGCGCTCTCGGCATCATTCAGCTCGTGCTCCATCCGATTAAGATCGGCGGTGGAGTCATAGACGATTTTCTGCCATTTCTGGGTAGCTGCGCCAGCATCGCCAAATTTCTCTCTGCTGGCCTCCAGTGCTTGCTTCTGCATCTCAAGCTTCGCTTTCTGGTTCTCGATCTGTCGATTGAGCACCTCGGTCTGCTTGGTGAGCTTTTCCTGGCTGGTATCGTTCTTGTCGAATTCCGAGGTGACGGCTTTCATCTCGGACGCCATCGTTTTCGCCTGTGTCGAGATTGCCTGGAGCGCTTTGCGGAACTCAGCCTCGCCGTCGAGACCGATTTTCGGTCCGATATCTGTTGCCATGGTATCACCTCAATTCCAGAGCCTCATCAAGGCTCAATCTAATCTTCTGCTTTGCCCCATTTGCAATGGCGGCACAAGCGGCAAGGTCTTGGATTTCGCCAGGGCTGGAGGTCAGAGTTTCCCACTTGGTCAGCCCCGCCTTCATGCCGGTGTGCAAAAGCCACGCAGTGTTGATTTTCACTGCGTGGCGTCTGCGTTTTTTCCGCTCTTTGCCTCAGCCTCCACCGTCACCTGGCTGCCGTCTTTCATTGCGGCCATGGCCTGCTTCATCACCTCGCCGATTTCGGTGGGGTGGAGAACGGCGCAAAGCTGCTCATAGGTCAGCGCCTTGTGGCCGAGAAACTCCTCGCCAAAAGCAATACAACGGACACGCTCCCGTTCCTCAGCGCCCTGCATCAGGGCAGATGCGATAAAAGCGGCGTTATCCGTGACGGCGGCTGCGCCCAGCTCCGTATCAAAGGCCTCCTTGATGTGCTCCAGTTTGCCAAAACGTTTGGCAAGGCGATCCTGCGCCGCGACGGTGTAAAACAGCGGATACTCCTTGCCAAAAACTGTGATAGATGCCATTACGCGTCACCTCGGCCCAGGATACTAATGACGACAGCATAGGCGGCAGCTTCCGTCTCCAGCCCAGCCTCGGAGATCAGCTTCCAGTTTCTGGCTTCAGTATCGTCGCGGAAGATGGTCGCCTCGAGCTCCTGAGTCTGCCAGTCGATATCCTCCTCCTGTGTCTTGGCGTTGTCCGCAGGAATGGCGAATTTTACCTTGGGGAGGATCAGCGGCCAGTACTTTGTGACGCCGTTAGACATGGTGCGGCGGACACATCCATAGCCGATATAGGGAGGCTCTGCCGAGTCGCCGTATCCCTGCATGGAGACGCCACCAACCTCAGTCGCTGCGGGCAGACCGAGGATCAGCTTTGCAGCAGCGTTTTCCAATCCATCAACGGTAATGGTCGCGGAGCCTTTTTTGAAGCGCCCACTTTCAGTCTCCGCGATCTCGTTATTGGCGTAGAAGTTATTATCGTCAGCAGCCTCCGCCTCGATGCTGACCTCTACGCCACGCCCCAGCTCCATGCCGCCGGAATAGGTGACGTTAGTGCCGGAGGCGCTATACAGTGCAACGTAAGGCTTGGAAAAACCAGTGGTTACAAGTGCCATTTTATTCAGTCCTTTCTAAAGAGACGAGCGGCAGACACATCTGCCGCTCAAGTGGATTGTTTTTTCATTTCTTCGTTGATAATTCGGTCACAGGCGTCGATAGCCTTTTTCCGCGCCCTGTTGACCGCAGGGCGGACAAACGGCGTTTTCTCCCGCACGCTGCTCCCGCTCTCGACCGCTCGGGCAATCATCACGATAGGCCGTCCGTTGGGGTAACTCTGCGTTTCCACATTGTCGTAGCCGTCAAAGCCAACTTTCACGTTATAAAAGCCGTCATCCCTCTGCATGGGAGAGATGCCAAAGCCGTCAATCAGTGCTTTTTTCTCGCTGACGGTCAGTTTTGCCTTTCGCCCCTCTTTCCACGCTTTCAGGCCCTCGGGGTCCGGCTCTGCCGGGAGGGAGTTGAGCTGCTCCTTGATCTCATTCGCCACGATGTTGGCCATCTCGTAGACAGCCTTGGAGCAGATATTCGGACTTCTCAACGACAGGCGGTTGATCTGGATGGCGTAGTCCTCCAGTGCTTTCGTCCATTGGATTTTTGCCATCACGCCACCGTCCAGACCCACTCATGATGGATAAGTCCCGTGTCCTCCTCGTACTGCGTACTGTTGATGTACCATGCGCAGCAGGGGAGACCGTCAAGCGCCGCCTCCACCTGTCCTGTCAGGGGGTCAGCTTCATCCACTGTGTATAGGTCAATGGTGCCCTGCCACGCTTTTTCGCAGTGGCGGCCTCCGGCCTCAAAGTCGTTGCGGCTGTCCTCCGCCCAGATGAGGTATGGAGGTGTCTCATTCGGTGGGGCGGTGTAGTGATAGGTTTTCTCCGTCAGCGCCACAAGGGCGGCTCTCAGCGTCTCAAGGGGCGTCAAGGGAATCAATCCTTTCCAGCGTCAGGTCGGTTGCGGGCAGGCCGCACTCGTCCGTTATGTGCTGCACCATCAAGATCTTGTAGTAGCGAGCGACACCGCCAGAGCCATAGCTCTCAACCGCACATCGGTCTGCCGTGCTGATATCCGGACAACGCTGCATCTCAATGAGCAGGTCCGCTCGGTCGTCGTGGGCTTTTGCCGTGTAGTAGCGGTTAATTCCAACGGTTTTCTCACCGTAGTAGCTCCGCCACAGCATCTGCGTGTAGCTTACGGACGGCTTACCGCCCGGAGGGGCAGAATTGACGCCCCTCCAGATGGTTGCAATGCCGCTGTCTAAGAGCATCCGCCATCACCCCTCCAGAGCACTCGGTTGTTGAGAGCATAGCGGAGCATTCTCGGCATCGGCTCGTTTGTCGCCCGCTTGCGATGCAAGTAAGCGGCATACATGAGGATTAGATCGCCGTCCTCGGCGCTGTACGGCTCCTCCAAATCGACGCCCTCGCGGCGGATAAACGATATTGCAGCGCTGATCTCCTGATTGAGGAGTGTGCTGCGCGTGTCGTCTATCATCACCATGCCGATGTCCGTCTTGAGCAGCTCAAAGATGTCACTCTGCGTCATTGCTCAAGCCCTCGTCTGTTAAGGGTTGGAATTGACGACGTTAGCAGCATCCGCCGCAAAGGTGACGGCGGAAGCGGAGACAGTCGCGGCATTGATGCCAATCGCGACAAAGCCCTCTGCGATCACAGGCTTGCCGTCATAGCGAGCGGTGCCGCGGAAGACTGTCTTGTCGTCGGTAAACAGGTAGTGCTCGCTCTGACCGGTTTTGATGCCAGCACGCTCAGCCATGAGATAGAGCCCGTCATAGCCAAAGATGATGACGTTGTCGGGGATGAAATCCAGCGTCTCGATAGCGCCGCCGATGACAGGCATCGTATCGCCCATGCCGGAGACGATGGCGCCAGCGGCATTGATGCTCATAGCCTCGACCACCAGTTTGCTCTTGGTGGTCTCGTTCATCACCCACCAGCGGTTGCCGCGTGCGAACTTATTACGAGCGGCGCCGGCAGCACTCACGAGCTGCTGGAACAACTTGATACCAGTGCTGTTGGCAGCAGTGACGGAGATGATGTTGGAGGTATGCAGATCCGCCCATGCGCGAGCAGTGGCGGGATAGTCGGAGGGCTGGGTGGCCTGTGCCAGTCTGGTGACGATGCCCAGCGGCATCTTGGTGCCAGTACCGTAGACGATCGCCTTGTCAACGGCATAGCCGATGCCCTGACCGAGCTTGGTAATGATGTCCGACGCAAGGGCAATGTCGGAGTCCTCCAACAGTGCGTTGCAGACGGAAACGTAGCCGCCGACCTTATAGCCGCCGATCTCTACGTCGTTGTAGGAGAGGGTCAGCTCGTTGAGCTTGCCGCACATCTCGGTCCAGACCGCCTCGGGGAAGCCGCCGTCAATGATCATCCGACCCTCACCGGGGATGCGCTGGAGGTTGGTGTGCTTGAGCAGTTTGGAGCTCTCCTCGATCACCTGCCGCAGATAGGGGAGCATCACCTGGGGGATCAGCACCTGCGCGTTGGTGATGTCGCCGGCATCGCGCCGCATGATGGAGCGCACCTTTGCAATGTACGCCTTGACGTCCTCACGCTCAAAGAGCTTGCTGCGCTCCTGTACGTCCAGACCGAAAAAGCTGTCTCTGATATTCATGATTTTTTCATCCTTTCTCTCCTCTTTGGGAGCTGTGGTGTTTTCGGGCTTCTTCGCCTCCTCATTGGCGAGGTCTGCCTCAAGCTCGCCGATCTCGCGCTCGAGACCGGCTTTTGCAGTGTCGTGGGCGGTCTTGTCCGCCTCAAATGCGTCTACAGCCTCGGTGACAGCCTGCTCCTCGTCGGCGGTGTTCGCCTCGGAGATGGCGGTCTCCAGTTCCGCCTCGCGGGTGGAAAACTCTGCGTCCTTATTACGCAGCTCCTCCAGCTCGGCTTTCTTCTTGTCGATGCTGCGTCTCAGCATCAGGGTCTTAAGTGCCATTTTTATACTCCTTTCACTCTGGCGAGCATCTGCTCTCGCCACTGCCTGCGTCGTTCTGCCTGTGCGCGCTCCAGCTTTTCCCTGGCTTCCACCAGAGTCTGCGCCGCCCGTGCGCTGATGCTGGTGGAGGTGTAGGCGGGGAATGTGCAGGGTGAGACCTCATAGAGGGGGTCCACCTCCATGATGCGTGTGTGGTAGACGCCATCGTCGTCCCACCACTCCTCTTGGCGGGCGATCTCAAACCCAAAAGAGCAGCCGTCCACGTCTCCACGCTCTACACGGGCATGGGCGTTGACGGCATCCTGATCTTTGTCGTTGATAAGCACGCTGCCAAACAGTCCGGTCTCGTCCTCTCGCAGGGAGGCGGTGCCGTTGGCAGTGGAGCCCAAGACGACATTGGTATCGTGATTCCACAGCACCTTGACATCCTGACCGGTGGCAAGGTATCGCGCAAAAGCGCCCGGGGAGATTGTCTCGACCCAGCCAGCGCAGACCTGATAAGGCTCGCCGAATACGGCAAAGTACCCCTCCAGATAGCGCCCACCGTCCCGCTCGCGGACTGTAGCATCACGCATCCTCATCACTCTCTGTTCCATTTACTCACCTCCATTCAGTTTGGATTGATCCCCGATCATGCCCCTCGGGATGTAATTCTCAAGGATGATCAGGTCGTCAAGCCCTTCCTTCGGGGGCAGCGACAGCCAATCTCGAACCTCGTTGCCGGTCATGATGCCCCGGATGTACTGGTCGTCCGCAATGGCGGAAAGATCTTTCAGATCGTAACTGTACAGGCTCCGGGGATTCATGCGGAAGTACCACTCCGGCTTATATAGCAGCTTCCGGGTTAGCTCCTGCTGGATGATTTGGGCAACGGACATGATCTTCCGGCTGATGAAGTTGTTCCACTCGTCCCGGTTAAAGCTGCCGACGCCCAGCACAAAAGCGGGGATCCCCAAGACAGAAGCCACAGACCGCTTGTCCAGCTCTACCGCTTGCGGAAGGGCAAGATCTGTCAGCGTCAGCGGCTTTACCTGTGTCACGTCAAATTGATCGGCGGGGATCATCCACGGCTCTCCGGCGGCCGTGGTGTCCACGTAGCTGTCCAGCAAACGCCGCCGCCCTTCGGGGGAGGAAAATTCCTCCGTCAGCGCATCCACCTTGACGATCAGGCTCGGTTTCCATTTGCTTGACATAAACCCGTCCTTGGTGACAGCGGCCTGCTTCAGACTTTTGGCCACGTCTGCCAGCGCCACCCGGTAGCCGATGCCCCGCCACGGCTCGTTCTCATCCGGATTCAAGACGAAATGGAGCAGATCGTCGGGATTGTAATCCACGCCCCCAATCGTGATCTTGTAGCCCCAGCCATCCGGCGTAAAAACCACATTAGCGGCAGGCACCGGCACCAAATCCTCTAGGTACCCGCCCTGCGTGCTGGGGTAGATCACCGCATTGCCGTTGCCGGAGAGCATCATAGTCTTGACAATCCACTGGACAAGGGTAGCCCGTGTCATGTAGCGATTGGGGTTAATGTCCACCTTTCGGCTCAGCTCATTTTGAATGCGGATGTCTCCCGCCGGGGTGTTCTCCATCAAGTGGATGGTCATGGATGCGATCAGGTTCGCAATGGTATCAACGGCGGCAATGATCTCCGGATTTTTGGATAGCGGAGTATACCCTCTGCACGCCAACGTCTCAAAGGCGTCCGATCCGCACATCCAGACGGCGCTCCTCTTCTGTGAGGGCTCTGCTCTTGCCCTCTGCTGGGTTTTCCGATTTTTCTTGCTCATTTGGCTCCCCACCAGTCCTTTCCTTTCTTCTGCCGCTCCAAATTCTCAAGGTATCTGATAACGGCAAAAACGGAGGCATCAAACAGGTCGATGCGCTCCGTTGGTGTAACCTTCTCATATTGGATCATATCGTCCGTCTTTTCGATCGCTCGGACATTCTCCACGCAGTACTCATAAGCCTCTGAGTGGAGGTAGTAGAGGCTTCCGTTTTTGGCGGACTGTTCAATATAGCGGAATCCCTCTGACTTTTTGTAATAATACTGGGGCTGGTCAAACACCTTAAACCCCGCCGCTTTCATCCCGAGAAAGTACTCTCGGCAGAACTTCCGGTCGTGCCCGACCTGCCGAATTTTGAAGCCGCGCTTACGCATGGATACAAACCAGCTGACCACATCGGCATGATTGACGGTCGGAGTGTTACACATGGTCAGCCATCCGTCGTCCTGCCAACCGAATAGCGGGATGTTGTCCTCGTCTGCCTTGATATGGGCAGCGACGACTGGAAAGAAGGCGTGAGTGATGATAATGTCCACGCCCTTATATTTACCGTACAGAGCGGCGGCGGTCAGGTCATGGAGCTTTGACAGGTCTGCTCCGCCATACCAGTCAATTGGCAGACGTGCCAGTTCGTCCAGTGTCCAGTTGTACTCGCCATCTGACCTGCGGAACTCCTCGATGTTAAAATAGGCTCGCAGTGCAGACGTATAGACGTTTAGGCTCTTGGCAAAAAAGTCCTTCCGCTGCTGTGGGTCGTTCTGCGCCTGCAAGCTGTCGTTAAGGATCTCTGCCGGACGGATGCTCACCCCGTAGGCAGGATTCGCCATCTCATGCACAACGGGATTCGTGTAGTCGATCTCGCCGCTCTCGTCCGGGTTGGCGCAGCACATAAATACAAAATACTGCTCATCGGTGACGGTGCCGTCCAAAACCTTGCGACAGTATTTCAGCCGATTGCCGAGAAATGAGTTCTCGTTGTCTCCCGCTGTGGAAATGCCGATAATCAGCTTATTCGTATAAGCCTTCATAGCCTCCTTGAAGAGGTTATACTGCTTTGGCTTTTTCAGAGCGTGGATCTCGTCTGCAATTGCAATATTGCAGTTAAGAGAGTCTTGTGCATCCGGATTGGCAGCCAGCGCCCGAATAAAAAACGAGCCGTCCGGGAGGGCTGCCTCCATGGAGTGCTCGTTGTTGTTGTCTATGATCTTAATAGCGCCGCCGTGATTTGAATCCTCGCCCATCCGGCGGATGTTGTAATCCAGAAAATTAAAACTCTCAAGGGACTGCATAAGAGCGGCTGCCGTGATATAGGTCTTTGCGCCTGAGCGGCGGTAGAGGAGGGAGAGGGCATAAGCCAAAGCGGCGGCGAAACTGGTCTTCACATTTTTCCGTGGGATAAATATCAGCGCCTCGTGGAACCGGACAATATCGGTCCCTTTCAGCTTGAACCCGACGAGATTGTAAATGATAAACTTGTGGAATGGCATCAGCAGGAAAGGAGTGCCACGTAGAGGCGTGCCGTCCAGCTGCTCGCCTTGCTGATGGCAAAGCGTCCGCTCAATGATCTGGATGCAGAACTCTGGGGCTTTAGTGTCAACCCAGTAATCCGGATTCTCCAGATCCTTGTAGAAACGGTCAACCGCCTGTTTCAGTTCTTTACAGGCAATCTTTTTCCCGGAGCGAATGCTCTCCGTATATGCCAGCACGTCAGGCCAGTTTTTACCCGTCAAGTCCTGCCAGCGCATCGGCTAAAGCACTCCTTTTTTCAGGTTTTGCGCCCTCCCCGGCCATCTTCTTGTAGCTGGACGGCGTCAGTCCCAACTCGCGCCAATAGGCAAGGGCTGACTTGTTCAGATCGTCCCACAACGTCAGCAAGGGATTCTTCGTCATGTTGGTCGAGCCGCCTTTGTTGGTGTACTTGATCACCGAGCAACCGCCAGAGCCTTTAAACTCTCTTGCCGTTCTATCCCTTTGCTCCAGTATGGCGGCAGTGGTCTCAATCACGCTGTCAAATGCCGGCTTATATGTGCCAAGGGCGTTCAGCTGCTCCAAAATCAGTTTTTTCCATTTTGCTTTTGTCACGCTGATACCCCCTTTGTCAAAATTTCGGGCAGAGTTGGAAAAAGTTATACCCTCGCCAGTAGGCAACGCCGAATCGCCAGCAAGAG